GCCTGGAGGCGCAGATTAACGTCTACCCTTGGGCGCGTGCCATGGCGCTGGCGCAGTCACGACCAAACACGCTGTTATTAAGCGTGGCGCGCACGCCAGCGCGCGAGCAGCAGTTTATCTGGCTAGGCAAGCTCAGCCAGACACAGCAGTTTCTCTGGCGGCTTGACACGCCGGCACTCAAACCTGAAACCTCACTACAGCCGATCATGCGCTGCTGCAGTATTTGTACGGTAAGAAAAGACGTCAGCGAAGAAGCCTTGCGCCAACAGGACAGCGCACACCGCCTGCAACTGGTTCTGACCGGTAGCCATCACGACTGCCTGCGCATGCTGCGCAACGGGAGCGTAGCCTATATGGCGGGCTCGCCTTACCGCATACAAGCCACCCTGCAACAAATCGGCCTGCCAGCCAGCACGCTACAACGCGCCGCTGCCATTGCACCGCCGCGCATACTGTTTCTGGCCGCCAGCAAAGGCACGCCAGAGGCCACCATCCGCAAGCTTCGACATGCCATGCACCAGCTGCAGCAAAGCGGCGAACACGACCGCATACTGCAGCAGATGCTCGCCAAGCCCTTGCCGGCCACGGGGGACGCCAATGCGGCCAACCCACCCGCAAGCAAACCCTAGCTGCACTGCGCGATGGTGGGTGTTTTTTGGTGCAAGTTTGTTACAAGGCAGAAAAGACAAAACCCGCCATATAGGCGGGCTTTGTCTTTGTATCTGGCTCCCCGTTCCGGTCTTGCTGCGAACCGTGGAGCTGAGTTTTGCTCTACCGACACGCTTTGTTCGTCGTGCCGCTTGAGAGGTGCGAATACTATAGTCACTTCGCTTTTACGTCAACCCCTACCCTGCCATTTCCACCCCTGAAACGTTGAGTACTGAGCTGCTGTAATGCAGCATGGCCACGAAACGCGACCTTTCTTCCCCGCTTGATTCCGTTACCTTCCGCTGCAATCCCTGCCGCCGTACCTTCGACGCGCAGCCGGATACTGTGGAGGATGAACCGTCCGCCGAGCATCACCCGTACCGCTATTCTGCACCGTGTCCAATTTGCGGCCAACCTTGTAGCCAGGCGCCATTCCACAAAGGTCTGCTGAAGGCATGGTCGAATGCGACCGGGCCACGTACAGCTGAAGGCAAGGCTGCTACCGCACGGAACCTTGAAGGGCACCCTACCCCTGAAGAGGCGAAACGCACCCGTTTCAACGCGATGAAGCACGGCATGAATGCCGAGGTGGCCCAGTATTTCCCGGCCAAGCCTGATGGCTACCCTGCGTGTGCAAGCTGCGATGTAGACCGTGACTACTGCCGCAGCCAGCCGGCCTGCGTGCGCCAGACCCAGCTGTTCATGGTTACCCATGCGGCCTTCGAGCAGAAAAACCCCAAGCACCTGATGCCAATCATGGCCAGCATGCAGGCCAGCATCACAGCCATCATCCAGCAGATCCTGCAGACCATCATTGCCGATGGGGTGAAGCTGACCACCCCAGCATGGGCTGTAGACAGAGAGGGCAATGTAGTGGTGGGCGAATACACCGACCTCGTGACTGGCGAGCGCCACCGGATCATGGAGGTAAAGGCTCACCCGCTGCTGAAACCGCTGCAGGAATTCCTGAGCCGAAACAACCTGAGCCTGGCCGACATGGGCATGACGCCGAAGGTGATCGACCAGGAAGAGCAGAAGCTTGGCCGCCTGAACCAGGGCGATGGCCCACCCACCCTTTCGCTGGAAGATTACGCGGCCAAGCAAGCCGCTTCGCTGCAAGCCCTGGCCGTACTGGCAGAGCGTGCTAACGCCCGCAAGCAGGCCGACCCCGTGCTGATTGAGTACCAGCAACAAAACGGTGGTGGCCAGTGAGCGGCGACCGCATTAGCGCCGCCCAGCGCATCAAGATCCAGCACCGCGCCGAGGAAGAGGTAATGCGCTACGCGCGACCGGACCCGGCGACTGGCATCAAGCCACACGCACTGTGGGCGAAGCACGTCCACAACGTGGATCTGGACCCGATGCAAGTGCTGAAGATGCTGGAGATGGACGCCAACCCGAACACGGTGGACTTCAGCTGCCGGCGGACAGGCAAGACGGCGGTAAAAGAGATGTACGCGCTGGAGTTCCTGGCCACTACGCCATTCCAGGAAGAAGGCATCGTGGCGCCGCGGCTGCAGCAGAGCCAGACCAACATCACCTACCACCTGGACGCAATCCGCCGCAGCGAGATCCTGACCGGCTGGATTGCCTACAAGAGCGGCCGTCGCCAGATTGCCGACCTGAAATACCAGTTTCACAACGGCAGCAAGGCCAGTTGCTACGGGATCATGAGCCAGATCGACGGCGACGGCATTTCGTTCGCATCCCTCGAGGAGACCGACGACATGCCCGCCGACCGCCTGTTTTCCCGGTTCCTGCCCATGCTGGGCTCTGCCCGCCGCCTGGGCGTTGACCAAGGGGTGAGCTTCAAGCCGCAGATCCGCATCACCGGCGTGCACAAAGGCGCCGACGTGCTGAGCCACCTGATCGAGACCGGCGGTTACCACATCCTGCCGCCGGTGGACGTGTACCTGGGCATCGAGCTGGGGATCCTGAACGAAGCCTTTGTGCTCGAGATGCAGAGCCAGCTGCCGGAAGCGGAATATATCCGCCAGTTCCTGTGTATCAACGCCGCCGCACAGAACTGGATCTGGGAAAAGTACATCCGCCGGGCCATGGCGGTGGGGCTGCAGGCCGGGCTGGAAGCCGCCGGGCCATTGCCGGGACACCGCTACCGCAAACGCGGCCTGCTGTCGTTCGGCTATGACCACTCCGGCCACGGCGAGAGCGCCCATGCATCCTGTTCCGCGCTGGTGGTGTGCGAGCAGGTTGGCAACTTTGCGACCTTCCCCTTTGTGAAGACCTGGCCGGCTGGTACCGACGATGCCGTGGTGGAGCGCGATCTGCTGGGCCTGTGGGAACACTTCCGACCTGACTACGCCAACGGCGATGCGTACGGCCTGGGCATGCTCACCAGCCTGAACGACAAGCTGTTTGCCAACGGGCTCACCGAGATTGACCGCCGCAGCATAGGTGATGGGCAGTCCACCGCCAGCACCTGGCAGCACTGGCCGTTTGCCCCGATCCGTTTCGAAGGCATGACCAAGCACAGCATGGCCAGCGCCTTGCGCGCGGCCTTCCACAACGGCCAGGCGGCCATCCCCTACGTGGACGATGGTACCGATGCCCTCAAGGCCAAGAACGCCGCCAACACCCACTGGGGGCCGTCCGCCTTAAACCAGGTACAGGCCGATGCCAGCGACTGGGGCAAATTCATCCGCCAGCTGGGCAACCTGAAAGCCAAGCCGGTACAGGGTGCCAGCTACAACAGCTACAAGATGGCCAACCCAAAAGTGGGCGATGACCTGTTTGATGCGGCCTGTGCCAGCGTGTGGGCACTGCTGACACGCGGCGTGGCCAGCTACGTGCCACCGGTGATTAGCAGCCGCCAAGTCACTTCCGAACAACTACTGGGGATGCGCTGATGAGCTACCAGAACCAAAAGCCACGACGCACCACACAAGCCCCCGTGCTGCCTCCCGCGTCACCGCTGACGCCGGCACAACGCGAGCGCGCCGCCCACATGCGCGACCAGTGGCGTGCCGCGCTTGGCGATGACCAGTTCATCCGTGACCTGGTCGATGCCGGCCTGATTCATGGCTGGCGCGATGTGCTGTCCGTAACCACTACCGAGGACCCCGACAATGGGCATGATTGATTCCCTGCTGGGACGCTTCGGCTACCAGCGCCAGACCGGTACCAGCCAGGCCAGTGGCGACCATTCAGGAACTGCAGACCGCACCCAACCTGGCGAAACTGCCAGCACCACTGCGAAAACGACGGAAACCGGCCGACGTGGCACGCCGGAAAGCCAGATCAAAGCCATCTACCGTAAGCTGGCTGTGGATTACGAGCTGCGTGCCATCATCAACGACATCAGGATGATGGATAAGCAGGACGGCCGGGTTAAGCGTATCCATAACCGCATCGCACGCGACGTGACACGGGGCGGTATCGTGATGCTGAACGCCACCCCGGGGAGCCAACTGCTGGCGCAATGGACGGCCTATGTCCGCCGGCTGGAGCTGAACAACCCGCAGAAGCTGAAATCTGACGCTCGCGGCCTGCTTATGGAAGGCAACCTGCCTATACAGTGGGTGCTGGACGGTGCGGCCAACGTTGTCGCCGCCGTGCGCATGCCCAGCGAAACCATCCGCCCCAACGTGGCGCTGAACGGTCGCTTCAGCGACCCTGCCCGTGCCTATACACAGATGGACCTGCAGAGTGGTACCGAGCTGGCCAGCTTCCCGCTGTGGCAAATGACGGTAGCCAGGCTGGATCCGGACAACTACGACGACATGGCCGCACTGGGACGTCCTTTTCTGGATGCCAGCCGTGAGATCTGGCGCAAGCTGCGCATGACGGACACCGACCTAGTGGTGCGCCGGCGCCACCGCGCCCCGCTTCGCCTCAGCCACGTGCTGGAAGGCGCCTCCGAGCCCGAACTGAAGGCCTACCAGGATAGAGTCGAGGCAAACAGCGACCTGATCACCACCGACTTCTACCTGAACAAGAAAGGCAGCGTCACTGCTGTGCAGGGCGATGCCACGCTGGGCGATATCGGCGACGTCACCTACCTGCTGGATTCTTTCTTCGCCGGTACCCCGCTACCCAAGGGCATGATGGGCTACACCGACGGCATGGCCAGGGACATCCTGGAGGACCTGAAGCGGGACTACTTTGATGAAGTTGACCAACTGCAGGACGTGCTGGCACTGGTCTACGAATTCGGTTTTCGCCTGCAGCTACTGCTGCGCGGCATCAACCCGGACACCGAGCCGTTTACCATCACCTTTTCCGAGCGCCGCACCGAGACCCTGACGCAGACCACGGACCGCGCGCTGAAGCTGAAAGCGCTGGGCCTGCCACCATCCATGGTATGGGAAGAACTCGGCTACAACGCCGCCGCAGTTGAAGCTCGTCGCCAGAGCGATGCCACGCACTATGACCCTTACCCTTCCGAGCCCAACGCCCCACAAACGGTAAAGATCACCCCGGGCAACGGCCGCAAGGGCGACAGCGCCACCAGCGTGAACCATGGCCACTAACGCCGAGCGCGCGGCCAAGATCCGCGAGGCCACTCTGCAGGCGGTACGCGAGCGCAACCAGCTGGGTGATGCCGCCATCGAACAGCTGGTGACCATTTACGATGATGCCGGCGAGGCCATTGCCGAGCAGATCCAGCGTGTCAGCGGTGGGGGCGACAATCTGCTGACGCTGGATAACCTGCAGCAAATCCTGACCGAGATACGCCAGCAGATGGCCGAGCTGGAAAAGCAGCGTGATGGCCTGCTGTACCGCAAGATAAGCCAGGCCGCCGTGTTGGGAGCCAAGCCTTTCGCCGGCGAGCTACCCCCTTCCCAGCTGTTTGCCATCAACCACCAGGCGGTATCTTTCGTGCGGGCACTGGTGGCCTCGGATGGTCTGCAACTGTCAGACCGGCTGTGGCGCCTTAACCGTAACGCCACCGCGGCGCTGGCCGATCATATCCAGTTCGCCGTAATCAACGGCGAAAGCGCTCACCAGGCCATGCTGCGCACCATGGGCAGCGGCCAGGGCGTGCCGCACGACGTGGCCATGGCCTACAACGGTGCCAAGGCCGGCGCGCTGTCACGCAAAGTTCGCAGCCTGATGACCGGTGAAGCCGACCCGGCCAATGGCAAGGGGGTGGTGTACCAGGCTGAGCGGCTGTTCCGTACCGAAATCAACCGCGCTCACGGCGAGGCCTATATGGCCAGCGCGTTCCAGACCGACGGCGTAGCCGGCGTGCGCTTCATGCTGTCGGTGAACCACCGCGTGCGGGATGTATGCGACACCCACGCCACGGCGGACAAGTACGGGCTGGGCCCGGGCGTGTACCCCAGCCGCGAGACCTGCCCGTGGCCAGCACACCCGAACACGCTGAGCTATGTGGAGGTGGTGTTTGACTGGGAGGTTGGGGCTGATAACAAAAATGCCGGTACAATATCCGGCATGAATAGAGATGCAATCACTTCAACCTATTTCAACGATAACAGTACCGTTGAGCGTGACGATGAAATCGAGATCAGCGGTGCACCACTCAGCGATAAAAACCTGATACGCCTCGGGGGTGCGCCAGACAATAGTCGTGTCCGAGTGGTCCGCGGTGACTATGGCCCGGTTATCGAAGTCCACAACGCCCTATTCCAGACACCGGCCATTCGTGCGATCTATGAAATGGAAGACGGCTACGGGCTTTACCTGTACAACGAAATGTTCGTGCTGAAGCCGGAGAACCAAGCAAAAGGCATTGGTGCCAGATCGCTGGCTATGCAGGTGCGGGAAGCCAAGTCGCTAGGCTTCAGTGGCCTGTCGCTATTTGGCGATGGATCACCCAACGGCGAGCTGAACGGCTACTATACTTGGGCAAGGCTGGGGTTTGACGCAACGCTTAGCCCACATCAGCAGCGCCAGCTGCCGGCGACACTCTATGGTGCCAAGAAACTGAGTGATCTGATGGCCAGCAAAGCCGGACAAGACTGGTGGCGACAGAATGGCATACCGACTGAAATGGACTTTGATTTGACGGATGATAGCCCGTCCATGACAATACTTAGCAAGTATCTGATCGAGAAAGGAATTGTGCTATGAACAAGAAAGTACCAACTTTGGCTGTGCGCAACAGCAATGGTAGCGTTCGCACATTCTCCAAAGCCACCCCCCAACAGGTACGCGCCTCGCTTGCTGCAAAATATGACCGCCCAGGTGTTACCGAGCTACCAGTGAACGAGGTAGAGCTTCTACCTCTTTTGAAAACTCCGCTCAAACGTGCGGCAGGCTGACCAACCACAACAAGTCCGCAGACAAAGACCCCGCCATGTGCGGGGTCTTTTTTCTCTTGACGCTTTACCAAAGTAGGTTAAAATACGTACCAACAATAAAAACAAATGTACCCTGAGAGGGAACATCCAGAAAGGGAAACCATATGGCAATTACGGAGTTTGGCAAAGCAATCCGCCGCGCACGGTTAGATGCAGACGTGAACTTATCGACAATGGCTGAACACTTTGGTGTCACAGCCGCCTTCTTGAGCTCCCTAGAAAGCGGAAGAAAGAATATTTCTGATGAATGGCTGAGCAAAATAGAAGCGTTCTTTCAAGAGCGCGGTATTCGAATAGATGGGTTACGAGAGCTGGCCGATGTCAGTAATGAAGTGGTGCCGCTGAATGGACTGGCACCCGATCAACAACGATTAGTCAGTGCTTTTGCCCGCAGCGCAAGTCCTGAGCTGTTTGCCAAAGTAGAGGCTCTTCTTAAAAAGGGGATTTAATGCAGAAAAGCTTCTTCGCTCCATACCGGCGCCCTCGCGGATATCGCGTCAATCCGCTCTCCATTGAATCTATCAGGGATTGTGCTTTGCTATGCCGGCAAGCACTTGGTCTTGGCGATGACAAGATTGATGGCACCAAGCTTATCGACATCCTGTCAGCCCACGATATCACTGTTGATATCGTTGAGGATGACCAGGTGAAACCTAGCGAAGAAGCTCTCTGCATCCCGGATGAACGGCTGATATTACTGCCAGAAAAAACATTCGCCTCTCTTGCCGCAGGTAACCCCCGAGCACTGTTTACACTTGCTCATGAGCTTGGGCACCTGTTTCTGCACCAACGTGTCGTTCTGGCCAGAGGCGACCAAACACATGCCATTTTTGAGGACTCGGAATGGCAAGCCGATTGCTTTGCTGCCGAGTTTTTAATGCCGCTTGATGCCATCAAGCAGCGAAACCTCAAATCAGCACCAGCTTTGATGCGAACTTTTGGCGTGTCGCAGCAAGCGGCTGAAAATCGGCTAAGTAGCTTGAGACAACGAAATGCGATCTGATAAAACAAAACCGGCCGTGAGGTGGAACTCACGACCGGTCGATGTAAGTGGAACAGGTAGGTGGAACTACTTGAACCTTGGTACCCCAGCCATCAAGGCAGATGAAGGGATGAAGGATTGGAATGTCCTTAGAGCCCGAAGTATAGGCACTCCCCCGCTATCTGTCCACGTTCGCAAGCGCTGGATAACCCACGTTCACCCGTATGTGGCATCACCGCCACGTATGCAGAACAAGCAGAGGAGTAGACCAAATGGGCCCAAAATCGGTGCATGTTTGTTCTTACACTCGCGTTCGCCGCGGTCGTCTGGAGTATGTTCACTCCCACTACCGTAGCGCCCCGCGTTAAGTAAGCAACGCGGGGACCGCCCGCAGGAAGATGGACGCAGCCCCGCCAAGTGCGGGGCTTTTTGTTTGCCTGTCACTTCGCTTTTCTGCAAAATGCAAAAGTCATTTACAGCGCAGCCAACAGCATGAGAAAGCGTAGCAACTCCTCCAATGGAAGCCTGATCGTCATCGCGATTATCGTGGCCCCGTTCGTACTTTTTTACCAATGGGCTGGGCCTGTCTGGTTCTGGGCCATCATCATCGGGGCGCCCGCATCCTGGCTGGCCTACAAGATATACAACCACCGCAAGCCCACTCCTTCTTCGCCGCGTCCTTCTTCCACCAAGGTGGTGGCAAGGACGTATAGCCCACCACCTTCTCCAGAAAAGGCTCCGGATAATGCTGAAATGGTCTTGGGCGAGATACGGAGGCGCATTCAGCTTGGCGATTGGGATACCGCACGCCGAATGCTGAGAAGCATTGCATGGGAAACGCACCGGAACTCCAGTCAGGAGTTCAAGAACAAGTTCAAAGAAGCCATGTGCGGCTTTGCAATGCAGGACCCCCTGTTCAATCTGCTGCTACCGCCCCTGAAACATCACATCATGGAGAACGCCGGCTGCATGCAAAGCGCTATCTATCGGCACTTCCCGGCCTTTGATGTTGAGGATCAGCGCTACGTGCTCTACTACGGCGAGGCCATCGGACATGTCGTTAGGGTGAAGAAAGGAAATAGCTATGCGCTGTACCTGCCTGGGCATCCCGATATCCCTTCTCAGGTCGTAGGTGGCAGTCTCACCGACGACGAACAAGCGTTCCTGCAGGAGATGCGGGCGAAGACCTCTATTCGGCTGCCTTGCTCCGACTATTGGCAGCGACGGCTGGGCACCCCTGACCGACTATTGAAACGGCTCGCGGCGCAGGGCCATTTCCGCAGTGCTACGCTGTCCGAGTTGCTGCAGCAGCTGACCAAGCCACAACTGGCGGAGGCCCTCAAACAGCAAGGCTTACCTGTGTCTGGCAGTAAAACCGAGCTGGTCGGTCGGCTATGCGACCACGCTCCCGATAGTGCAGAAGCACTGGTGAGCGATATGCACGTGTATATCCCAACATAGCGCGACTTCGCTTTTCCGCTTGACATGGCCCGCTTCGGCGGGCTATTTTCATGGCTGGTGCTCAAAACACCTCAAAATCATACAGCGGATACCGCACCCGTCAGCTTTGCGGTATTTTTACGTCCATAGCTTTTGTATTGGCCCTTGTGGGACAATGCACGTCTATGGCCGGGTGTGCGGCTAATATAAGACCCGCAAGGGGAATATGCCCGCCGTCTGTATGCGGTTTTGAGCACCTGGCCGCCCTCTCAAAAGGGGCGAAACTTCAAAAGTTCATACAGGAGGCCATGTCATGGCTGCTCAAACCGCCACAGGAACGTCCGTTCTTGTCTTTCAAGAAACTGAATTCGATGTCACCGACCTTCGCGGCCAACCTTGGCTAAGGGGGGCGCAAATTGCGCTAGCCTTGGGCTATCAAAATCCATCGAACGCCATTAAAGACCTCTACTCCCGCAACGAAGAAGAATTCGACGACAGCATGACGCAGATCGTCGAGCTGTCCACTGCCGGCGGCGTGCAGCCGGTGCGCATCTTCAGCCCGCGTGGCTGCTACCTGCTGGGCATGTTCGCCCGCACCGACAAGGCCCGCGAGTTTCGCCGCTGGGTGCTGGACGTACTGGAAGGTCATGCCGCGCCCAAGGTGGGGGCCACCATGAGCCACAGCCAGTTCATGACGGCACTGAAGTACCGCCGCACGCTGCTGCGCGACCTGGCCAGCAGTACAGAACGCGGTACCGCCACCGAGCTGTACTCCGACCTGGTGCAGCTGTCGCGCATGCTGGGTAAAGGCGTGAGCGCACTGGAGGTAGTCGCCCCGGCCCTGAAGCCGCAAGAACTGGGGGTGTAATCATGCGCGCCCTGCTTACCCTGCTGCTGGCCGAGCTGCTGCGGCCAACCTTTCGCACGCTTGCCGTGTTCCCCAATGAAACCGAGGCCATGCGCTATGCGCGTGAAAAGCTGGCCGAAGGCACGCCCCGTCTGAGCGTGTCTCCCGACAAACAAGGCTGGGCGGTGCGCCTGATTGGCGGTGGCGCATGAGCACCCCACCCGTGGTGCTGCTGGACTGGCAGCGCGAACCATTCATCGAGAACACCCCCGTGCCGGTACCTGTCGGCCTGGTCAAGGATGTGGCGCTGGTGCTTATCCACGTTGGCCGCACCCTGCATGACCGTGCCGAGCAGACGCTGGCTGGCACACGCCAGCTGACCGCCATGGCGGTGATCGAGGAGGACATGGCTGCTGCCGAGCAACTGCAGGTAGCACTGCAGCTGCTGCAAAAAAGTGTGACCATGAAGGGGGCCAATGATGAAAGCGCTTAGCTACCATCGTCGGCGCAAGATACGCTGGCAGCGCCTGCCGTTTGTCGCGGGGAAAAGCCACTGGGCGGTACCGGCAACTGGCGGGCACCTGGGTGGCGTAATGACGGGCGAGGCCATGGCGATTGCCTACCTGAAACACCTGCGGGAAACGCCAGACCCGCTGTTCTGCCTGGGCAGCCTGCATCTGGTGGCCAACGCGCTGTACGGGATGGATGGCGTGCCCGCCCGCGATGACGCCTCCCTGTCGCGCCGGGGGCAAAGGGCTGGCTTTTTCAATGAGCTGACCCGCTTTCTGTGGCTGGTAGCACAGCACCAGGGTGCACCACTGGACGCGGTGAGCGACGCCATGATCCTGGATAAAGCCAATAAGGGTCTGCAATACCAGGCACCCTAGCCATCCACAGTTTCTGTGGATAACCCCGCCATAGGATGAACGTAATCCAGCCCCCAAGCGCCGCCCACTGCGGCGCTTATTTTTTGTGCACCACTGCCATTTCCACCCCTGAAACCGCGCCACATGCCCTTGTAATCTGGCAGTGCTGGGAGACCAGCCCGGCGGTGTCCTCCCGCTGCCGGTTTACTGACTCCCTGGCAGATGGGCATGAATTTTCGACGCTTTCTCCTCTCCTCTTCCGACGCCGGCCCGCAGGTCATACGCCTGCTGTCTGGCGTTGCTTCTTTGCCATCCGAAGGCAAGAGCACCAGCTGGGTAACCGTTACCCGCACCGGCTCGTTCACTGACCCGCGTTACGGCCGCTTCGAGATCACCCGCGACATGCTGCTGAGCATGGTGCGCAATTTCGATATCGGCACGGTGGGCACAGACATATTCCTGGACGTAAACCACAAGCCAGGGGATGGCGCCGCAGCCAAGGTACTGCGGCTGTCTGTTGAAGGCGAGCGACTACGCGCACTGGTGGAGTGGACCGATTTTGGCCGCGAGGCTGTGCAAAAACGCGGCTTCCGCTACCTGTCTGCCGAATTTACCGAGAACTACCAGGACAACGAGGCCGGCAAGCTGCATGGCCCTGTTCTGCTGGGTGCTGGCCTCACCGTGCGTCCGGTGATCAAGCGCCTGGACCCCGTCACGCTGTCGTGCGACTCCGGCGCGGACTCCCCCGTTCTGATTCATCCCGAACTTGCACAAACCCTACTTGCAGAGGCCGAGGCCAATATGAACAAACTCCTGAAAGCGCTGCTGGAACGACTGGCAGCCAAGCAACTGTCCCAAACCGTGATCGATACGGTAAAAACCCTGGGCGAACAGACCCTGCCGCTGGCGGCTGACGAAGCGGGCCAGCAGCAGATCATCGGCCAGCTGGAAACCCACGCGGTCACCCTGTCCGAAGCCATGGCCAGCGCCGCTGGCGGTGCTGCCCCTACTATCCAGCTGTCTATGACTACCGCAGGCAATGTGGATGTGGCCGCCGAGGTAACGCGCATCCTGGCCGAGCGTGCGAGCACCGCACGCCAGCTGGCAGAAACCACCGATAGCCGCCGCAAACTGCTATCCGACACCATCAACGCCGCAGCAGGCCTGGACGATGCGCTGAAGAAGGTATTGAGCGAGGGTGTGGCCGCACTGGTGGACGGTAGCTGGAGCGAAGACCAGGTGCGCGTACTGGCACAAAGCCAGATTGATGCCGGTAACCGTGAAGTGGCCGCCCGCACCCTGTCGCACCTTGGCTATCATCCGGCCGGCTCGCCGCACGTCGTCGTGGTCAATGAAGGCGTCAAGCAGCTTTCCGAGCTGTACCGCGACATGCTGGGCCGCACCAGCATGGCTGCCCAGCTGCACTTGGATGCCAAGGCGCCGCAACACCCGTTCGTCGCCAAGGTGCTGTCCGAGTTTGACCGCCTGCATGCGCGCGAGCTGGACAACGAACGCAAGATCCTGCTTGCCCAGGGCACCACCGATATGGGCAGTACCTCGTTGCCGGTCGGCTTCCAGCGCGAAGTAATCCGCGAGGCGCTGTCCGACCTGAACGTGCTGGCGCTGGTACAGCAGCTGGATGACTTCTCCGCCCAGGCCACCACCCAGATCCCGTATGAACTGCGTGATATGAGCCAGGTGATGAACGACGGCGTGACCTACGAAGGCCAGCCGATTGCCGTTGCCGGCGTGACCCAGGCAATGGATACCGCCTACATCACCCCGATGAAGCTGGCACTGTCGGTCACCAACGAAGTGGTGCACTTCACCCGCGCCAGCGGCCTGAACTGGGATGCCCTGGCACGTAACATCGAGAGCAATGCCCGTATTCTGCGCGAGCTGGTGCACCGCCGTATCTGCAATGAACTGCAGCGTGCGACCGACAGCTATCTGGCTGTTTCCGTGGTGGCAGAGTCGTTCACCGGCCAGCTGAACGGCGCCAAGCACACGATCAAGACTGCCACCTTCCCTGTGGTACGCCCTTTCCAGCCGCGCGATCTGGCCGGCAATGTGGTCGGCAGTGCGGAAAACCCCATCAGCGTGACACTGAACAGCACCGTGATCGGTGCCTTTGACGGCACTGGCAAGCAAGCCGCCGGCACCTATTACCGCTGGCTGTCGTTCAACCTGGGCCTGCTGCAGTTCGTGAACCAGGCGGGCGTACCGGTGACCCCGGCCAATACCGGCACCAACACCATCAGCTATTCGCGCGCGACCAACATCGTACTGTTCGATATGGACCCGGCCGCCGGCGTAAAGCAGGAAGAGCACCTGAACGGCCTGCTGCAAAAAGTGGGCAGCCGCAAAGCCATGATGACCGGCCAACGCTACGTACGCCCGGACTTCCTGCTGATGTCCGAAACGCTGAACGACACGCTGACCAACGCCGAGCAGTTCATTACCAACCGCAAGCGGGACGGCACCGACACCACAGCCCAAGGCGACCTGGAATCCATCAAGGGCTTGCCGAGCTACGGCACCAACGCGCCAGGCATTGACCTGGGCGACGAACGCATTCTGATGGGCCAGCGTAATGTGGCGGCCTACACCATCGCCAAACCATTCGTCACCGGCGAGCCGGTGGAAGTGCTGGTAGATGGCCGCCCCATCGGTAAAAAGACGGCCTACGGCGAGGAGTACAACGCCATTACCGTGCCGAAGCCTGTACGCAACCGCTTCACCAGCGTGATTGCCTACAGCGCCACCGCACGCGCCGCCATTTAACCCCTGTTGCCCCGGCTGCAGGCCGGCCGGGGCGGAGCTGCCATCATGCAAAACCGTGTTGCCTACACCAACCCCCATGCGCACCCCGAGTACATCGGTGGTGTGATGATCCCCGCCGGCGAAACCCGGGAGATCGACGCCACCCACCACCCGGACTACCGCCCAAGCGAATCCGTTACCGCAGCAGCACCACAGACCATCGTCGAGGTACTGCTGGCCGGTGATGTGGCCACGCTGCTGGCCCACATTCCTGCGCTGGGTGCAGATGACCTGCAAGCCCTGTCCGACCGAGAACAATCCGGTGCTCGCCGTGAAAACGTGCTGTCGGCCCTGGCCGAACAGCTGCTGACACTGGCTAGCGCGCAAGTAGACAGCCCTGCCCTGGGCGCCGGTGACGTGCAACCTGCCAGCGCCGCCGAACAGCCGAAAGCCACCGGTGCCAAGGCCACCGCCAAGAAAGCCGCAGGCGCCTGATGCACACCCGTGCCAGTCTGGTATCCCGCCTGCAGGCATCGCTGATCAACTCGGCCGATTCGTTCCGCCCGGAGGACCTGCAGCGTCATGTTGATGTGGGCTTTGCCGAGCTGTGCCGCTTCCGCCACCGCACCGTGTATGCCGGACTGGACTTGCAAGCCAACGTACCCCAGTACCCCTGCCCTTCCACGCTGAGCCGTGTCTTGGCCTGCGACTGGGGTCGGCAGAGCAAGGCCGAGCTGCAACCGTGGGATGACCGCTGGCCAGGACAATTGCCACAAATCAGTGTGGGCTACGACGAAAGCGACAACCGGGTGCTGCTGTTACAGCCTGCCCCCACCGGGCGCCAGCTTGCCCTGCTGGGCAGCCGCTGCCCGTATCGCTACGCCGCGCCGCACCTGATGAGCGATAGCCATAGCTCGCTGACCGATGAAGACGCCCAGTTGCTGATCTTGCGCGCCCAGGCCGAAGCCATGCGCGAGCTGGCCATGCACCATGCCAGCAAGCCGTATCAGCTGCGCGACGGCATGAGCGCCACCCCGCGTAACGGCATGCCGGGCTACCTGTACAGCGTGCTGCTGGAAGAGTTCGAGCGGAGGGTTTGCGCATGATCGGTGCCATCCATGTGAGCGACGAAGTGGTACTGAAGGCGTTTGAACGTGCCCCGGTAGTGATGACCCGCACGATGGAACGCTACGTTGGCCAGGCTGGCCAGCTCCTCACCCGGGAAGTGAAACGCGAGCTGCGCCACAACGGCAGCATGGGCTTCACCACGCTGATGAACAGCATCCGGCCGGAGCGGCCATTCCCGCTGGCGCGGGACGTGAAAGCCGGCGTGCAGTACGCCAGGTATGTAGAAGAAGGCACCCGCCCAGGCTATCGCGGCATGCCGCCGCGCCGGCCACTGGCCGAATGGCTACGCATCAAGCACGGGCTGACCGAGCGAGAGGCCAACCGGCGCGCCTACGGCCTGGCCAGGCACATCCAGCAGCACGGTACCAAGGCCAAACCCTTCTTTAAACCGGCATTCGACAAAAACGAATCCCGCCTGCTGGCCATGCTGCGCGAGGGTGCAGCCGAAGGGGTCCGCGCCGCCATCGGCGTGCGTGGCCACTACGCGATGACCGGCAGCATCTACGGAGCCTGATATGCCCCGAACCATTACCGACATCGTGATCCATTGCGCGGCCACCCCGAATGGCAAGCCATTCACCCGCGAGCAGATCGACGCCATGCACCGCCAGCGTGGTTTCAAGCGCCAACCCGCAGCCATTACCCGCTACCAGCCAGAACTGAAGCACGTCCTACCCAGCATCGGCTACCACTGGGTGCTCGAGCTTGATGGCAACGCCAAGCCCGGCCGCCACACCGAAGAAGTCGGCGCGCACGTGCAGGGCAGCAACGCCAAGAGCCTGGGCATTTGCCTGATCGGTACCGACAGTTTCTCACTGGCCCAGTGGTCCACGCTGAGGCTGCTTGTTAGCAAGCTGCGCCAGACCTACCCGGCGGCCCGTGTTCGTGGCCACCGCGACTTCAGCCCGGATCTGGATGGTGATGGCGTGATCGAGCGCCACGAGTGGCTGAAGACCTGCCCTGGCTTCGACGTACAAACCTGGCTGGATGGTGGCATGAAGCCAGCTGCAAGCCACCTGTTTACCCAACCCTGAAAGGAACCCCCATGAGCCTGCTTGCCAGCTTGCTGAGCCATGCCGATGTTGTGATCGATATCGGCACCAAGGTCGTGACCGTTGCGGCCGCTGTTTCCACCGTCATCCCGAACAAGCGCGTAAACGGCGCACTGGGTATTGCCCGCACAGCCCTGGATTGGGCTGCGCTGAACGTAGGCTTTGCCAAAAACCGTGTGCCGGATGCCACCATGCCGCCCGTCATTGCCGACACCGCCACCAGCGTAGCCCCGCAGGTGCACGAAAAGGACTAGACCATGAGCGAACTGACCAGCCGCTGGCAGTTTGAAAAGCGCATCAACTTGGGCGACGTGTTTTCCACGCTGGCACTGGTCGGCACGCTGGCCTTGTTCATGTTCAACCTGGACAAGCGGGTAACCGTGGTTGAAGAAAAGCAGGCCCAGCAAACCAGCATCGACGCAGCCCAGAACGACCGCATGCGCGAGATGAATAGCGAGGTTAAAGGCGAGCTGAAGGACATCAGCGCCAAGCTGGACAAGCTGGTGGAACGCCAGCTGGACGGTCGCAGCAAATGAGTGCCATTGCCCGCGCCCTGTCCAAGCTGGAAAGCAGCCTGCGCGCTGCGCTGCCAGGCCGTGTTGTCAGTACCGAGTTTGTGGACTTTGCCCAGCGCCGCGGCGACGAACTGCAGCAGGGTGTCGTTACCCTGCTGTTGCCAGGTGGTGATCTGGGCGACTGGGAAACCACGCTGAAACTGACGCTGGTTGGCCAGATCACGGTACCGGAGCGCACTGGCACACAGCGCCAGCTACGGGATGCCGAGCTGGCCATGCTGGCGCAGCTGCAGGCATGGATACGCAATCCCGGGGACGCCCCGCATCTGGAGGCCTCCGGCTTCAAAACCAGCAGCCAGATGGAGTACCCCAACGGCTGGGTGTCCATCGAGCTAAGCGCGGGGCCGCTCGATGTAACGGACGGCGCCGACGACAGCGAGATCTACCCACCCAACCTGCAGCCGGGTGTGCTGCGTAGCGTGCATATGGATATCGACATGCAGCACCAGCCCGACAGCGTGCATCAGCAATGGCTCGCCGGCGACTACAGCCGGACGCAGCCGACCTTATCAACCACCGTGGAACTGAACCATGCAAACAATCCGAATCAAGCCGGCTGATGGCCTGCTAGTGCGGCTGGAAGACGGCACCGGCCATCTGGCGGCAGACGGCCAGACCGTTGCACTGACAGGCTACTGGCACCGTCGGCTAGCCGACGGTGATGTGATCGAAGTACCAGACGCCCCGGCAAAGCCGGTGCGCAAATCGGCGGAGGGCTAAACCATGCCGGATTCCATTACCCTGAGCATTCCGCTGGGCATTCGCACCGGCGGCGTGTTTGTCGAGATCGACCACACCAAGGCGCTACGAGGCCTGCCGGTGATGGACCGCAAGCTGCTGCTTATCGGCCAGCGCCTGAACAGCGGCAGCGTAGCGGCCAACGTGCCCACACGAGTGTTGAATGCCGACCTGGCCGCCGGCTATTTCGGCATAGGCTCCATGCTGCACAACATGGCCAAAGCACTGGACAAGGTAAAAGCCCGTTACGGCTTGATTGATGTCTACGCCGTTGCGCTGGACGATCTGCCGGCCGGTGTTGTCGCCACTGGCACCATTACCCTGACCGGTACTGTCACCCAGCCCGGCACGCTTACGGCCTGGATCGGCGGCGAGCGCGTGCGCTGCGCCGCCGGCCTGGGCGACAGCAACAGCGCGCTGGCCACCAAGTTGGCCGCAGCCATCAACGCCAACACCGGCCTGGCTTTCACCGCTGCGGCCGCCGCCGGCGTCGTCACCGTGACCTGCCGCCACAAGGGTGAAATCGGCAACGGTACCGAGCTGGCCACAAGTTACTACGACGAAGACACCCTGCCGGCCGGCATCACTGCTACCTGCGTTAACCTGGCTGGTGGCAGCGGTAACCCGGATGTGGGCAGCGCCCTGGCGGCCATTAGCGAAGACTGGTTCTACAGCATCATCAGCCCGTACACCGATGCGGCCAACCTGGCCGCCACCGAGGCCAGCATGGACGGCCGCTGGGGCGGCATGGACATGCGCACCGGCCACGCGTTCAACGCCATGGTGGGTACCCATGCCGCGCTGACCACCTTCGGCGCCGCCCGCAACAGCCCGCACATCAGCACCTGGGGGCTGAAAGGCTGCCCGACCTGGGCACCGGTGATGGCAGCCGCTTATGGCGCGGTGTGCGAGTACCAGGGTGCCATCGACCCGGCTATCCCGCTGCGCAGCCTGGAGGTGCCTGGCGTACTGGCGCCGCGCCTGAAAGACCGCTTCACCCGCAACGAGCGCGAGCTGCTGCTGAAAGACGGCATCAGCAGCACCATCGCCAGCGTAGACGGCAAGGTGATCCTGGAGCGGATCATTACCAACTACCAACGCAACCCGATGGGCATCGACGACGAAAGCCTGCTGCGGCTGGAAACCAAGTGGACAGTGGACTACTGGCGCTACGCCCAGCGTGTCCGCATTGCCTTGCGCTTTCCGCAGCACAAGCTGGCCAGCGACGGTACCAAGATCCCGCCGGGCGCCAAGGTGGTCACCCCCAGCCTGATCCGTGCCGAGCTCATCGCGCTGGCCCGTGAGCTGGAAGGCATCATTCTGGAGAACGTGGACAAGTTCAAAGAGGATCTGCTGGTAATGCGCAGCGAAACCGACGTGGACCGCGTGAACTCTGTCCAGCCGCCGGATATCATCAACCAGTTCGTAACCTTTGCTGCCGCCGTGCAGTACCGGTTGTAAGGAAATACCATGGCAAAACTCACCGGCATTGTGACCGTGAAGGTAAACGGCAGCCCGCTGCGCTCCAAGCCGGGCGCCAGCCTGAAAGTAGGCGGGCCCATCAAGAAGGCGGAAGCAGACGCCAATGGTTTTATTGGCCACAGCGTGGAAGAGATCAAACCGGCCGAAGTGAAATGCACGCTGCTACACGCTGGCGATACCAACCTGATCATGCTGCAGAGTATCGAGGACGCCACGGTGATCTTTGAAACCGACACCGGCCAAAGCTACCTGGTACGGGGTGCGGCGACGGAAGGCGAGGTGGAAATGAAAGGCAAGGAAGTGGACATTACCTTTACCGGTCAACCCGCAGAACTGGTGTAAACCCTGCGGTGTAGCAAGCAAAAGCCCGCCAAATTGGCGGGCTTTTGTCATCTGTTGCGCCAGGCCCAAATAGCCCATGCGACCAACACGAGACCTACGCCCCAAATAAAGGGCCAGTCGTTGTACCAGTAAACGACGAGATCTTCTGGTGTACCTTCATAACTCAAAACCCCTGCCAAGGGCTGTGTCAGTGCAGCCTTGCTGTTCAGTAGCATCCGGACTGGTACCATCCAAAGCAACGCAGCTGTTGTAGCCAACAGAGCCTGGCTCTTTTCCACGACATCCTTCAGCCAAAGAAAAGCTGCGGCTCCAATGAAGAGCACTGTGAAGCCCCCCGCTTTAAGCAACACCTCTGGATCAACACCTAAAAACTGTGCCGCGGCTTTGATCTTAAACCAGACATACACAACCATAGTAGCGAGGCTGCCTAGCACCAGAATAGCCAGCACCTCAGCAGAAGAGTTTGAACCGTTAGACACTTAATAGCCCCCATCACTTTAAAGAATTATCCTTATCTCATAAAAAATTACCCTGTTCAAGTGAATGGCATTTCGCTGCCATTTCCACCCCTGTTTTGCCCTCCTTCACCGTCCCACAATGCCAGCATCCCTACCCCTAACCGGAGCTGGCCATGGCTGAACTCATCACCGTCCCCGTCCCCCTGAAGCACGGCATTCCGATTGCCGGCAAGCGTGCCAAAAACATTGTCATCCGCGAACCGCTGCTGGACGACATGATTGCGGCCGAGACCGAGGCTACCCAGTTTTCCCCGCTGGCCTTCCGTCGCGCCCTGGTGGCCCGCCAGATCATCTCCATCGATGGCGATACCGATACGCCCGTGACACCCAAGATGCTGGGCCAGCTACGCCCGGGCGACTGGCAACGCCTGGTGAACGGGCTGAACCAGGCTGAACAGCTGGGGGAAGCCGACGCCGGCGAAGTGAACCCTACCTAGCCGGCATCCTGCTGATAGGCCTGAAGACGGGCTGGGGACCTGACAAGATTCGCGCCCTGCCCGTACATGAATACCTGTATTACCGCGACCAGCTGCTAAAGACCGACGATGACTGACCTGTCTCTATCCGTGCGCATTTACGCCGATGCCGTCCGCTATGCGGCGGGGCTGGCGGACGGCGTGACCAAGACAAAACGCTGGGGCACTGCCATCAAGGCCGAGGTGGCCGCTGTGCGCGATGCGTTTGGCGGCGTCACCGGCCAGATTGCGGGACTAGCCGGCGGTATCACGGCGGTCTCTGTGGCTGCGGATTCGGCCAAGCTGGACAAGGCACTGACCGGCATCAAGCTGACCGCCGGCGCCAGCCGCGAGGAAGTGGAAGCGCTGCGCAAAGACTTCTTCCAGATGGCGAAAGACAGTGGGCGTAATGTTGATGACTTGCGCCAGGGTTTCAGCAACCTGATCGCCATGGGGCAGAGCTGGAAAGCTGCACGCGAGCAGACCGCAGCAGTCAACACCGCGATGGCGGTGACCAATGCCAGTGCCGAAAAGCTCACCGGAGCCCTGGGCGTGGCCGGCACGGCATTCGGGTTCGATCTGGAAAAGCCCGGACTGGCTCTGCAACTGCTCGACCAAATGACGGTAGCCGGTCGCAAGGGCAATGCCGAGCTGGAGCACCTGTCGGATATCTTTGCACGAGTCGGCGTGAATGCCGCCGATGCCGGCATGGGGTTCGAATCCTCGCTGGCATTCATCGAGACACTATCCCAAGTGGAGCGCCAGCCGGAACGCTTGGCCACTCTGGCTGACTCCACTATTCGCCTGTTCAACAACCAGAACTACCGCAAGGAGGCCGAGAAGGCTACCGGCGTGAAGTTCTTCGACGCCAAGGGCAGCCGGCGCGATGCGTTGGTGGTACTGACCGACCTGAAGAAGCAGTACGACCGGCTGAAGAGTGCCGCCGCACGCGAGGACTTTATCTCCAAGGCGTTCGGCAAGGCAGATCAGGATACGATCAAGGGTATGCGCATCCTTCTGAAGGGTGACAGCCTTACAAAGGTCGGAACGTTTACTGATGAGATAGCCAAGGCCGGGGGCACGCTCAAGCGTGAGATGCCGGAAGCCATCAGCAATGCGGTGGATCAGACCGGGCGCCTGAAAGCCGCGCTGCGCGAAGCCACGGATGCGTTTTCCCAGCCGATCAATGACACCCTGCAACAGGCCATCAAGTGGGGCATGGACAGCAAGGAAAACGGCGGTCTGGCGCTGTCTGGCCAGGACATGTTGCTGGGCGGCGCCGGGCTCGCCGCCGGTTCCATGCTGGCCGCGCGCTACGGTGGTAAAGCCATTGGCGCACTATTGGGCAAGGGTACTGATCTGGCTACCGGCGTGGCCACCGGCAAGGCGCTGGAGGAAGCCGCCGGCGTGCAATCAGTCTACGTGGTCAACATGCCTGGCAGTGGGATTACTGGTGGTGCGGCAGCGGCAGATGCCGCTGCAACGGCAGCAGCTGCTGGCGCCGCGACCAGCATTGGTACCAAGATCAAGACAGGCCTTGCCATGGCGGGCGGCCTGCAGCTGAAAGACTTTGTGAAACTGGGTCCGGCTGCGCTTGGCACCACTGCCACCGGTGTAGCGGCGGCCGGTACCGTAGGCTATGGCGTGGGTACCGGCATGTACAAGTGGGTCGAAGGCACCAAGGTGGGCGATGCCATCGTGGATGTGGTAGGGGGTGGCCTGACCCGCCTGATGGCGGCCCTGGGCAACGAAGACGCCCAACGCACCATGGACATGGTCAACCGCATCAAGGACACCGAGATCAAGGGCACAGTATCAGTCACTGTGCACACCGCCCCGGGCGTGCAAGCCAGCGTGACCAGTAGCCCAGCCAACCGCAACACCTCCCTGCCGGTAGGCCGCACCATGGACGGGGTTCGCTGATGGCCACATTGCGAGAAGCCTCATTCAAGGGCGTAACCTTCAACGTGGAACAGGCGGACGGCGAGGTTGGCCGCCGTACGGTGCTGCATGAATTCCCGTTCCGTGACATCCCGCAGGGCGAGGATCTGGGGCGCGCAGCACGTGGGTTCAATATCACCGCGCTGTTTGTGG